CCCGATCTTCTTGTGTTTTGTTCTGCAACTTCTGTCCACGAGCTACCATTCCAAGATTCTGTTAGATTAAGTTGATATGCTGGAGCAGGATTATAACCAGATATGGCCAAAGCTGCAGTTGTAGTTCCACAACCTTTTAATGATGTACGAGCAGTATTAACATCTGTTGTTTCTGTCCAACCTGATCCATTCCAAATTTCTACGTTAGCAATATTACCTGGAGGGCCTGTTCCAGCTACACAAAAACCCGCAGTAGATGTTCCTAGACTTCCAAATGCTTGTCTGCCTGTATTTAAATCTGCTACTTCTGTCCACGAAGTTCCATTGTAAAGTTCTGTTTCAGTTAATGTTGATGCTGATGGTGTAGCACCTCCTGCAGTTATTGCTGCATCCTGTGTTCCAAATCCTGCATTAGAACCTCTTGCTGTGTTTAAATTTGCACCTGATGCCCATGTTCCAATAGGCGCTCCGCCATCTTTAACAACTTTAAATTGTCCTGATGATGTATTGTAATACATTTGTCCTACAGATGTTTGATCTGCTGAAAAGTTTTGTATATCAAAACCTTTTCTATCTTGAAACTGAACTGTTGCACTACTTCCTGTATTAAAAGAACCACCCATTCCTGAGTGTTGAGTACAATAATAATATAAAGTTTGTACTGTTGTAGCATCTACAACTATTTGTGTGTATGCACCTGAACTGCCTGGTGTACCATCGGTTGTAACACCGTCAGTATAAGCTGAACCACCTGCGTGAGTACCATTAGATGTAATTGATAGTCTTAAAGGGTGTCCAGAGTTTGAAGAATCAGCTTGATCAAATTTATAAGTGTTGCCTGGAATAGCAGAGATAGTTGCTTGTCGAGCACCATCAATAAAATAATAATTAGCCCCACTAACATTAACTACGGTTACTGCTAAAGTTATAGTTGCCATGGATTATTTATCCTTCAGCAGCCAACCTTGTGTACTATCAACATATGCAAGAGTTAAGCCAGCTCTTTCTATGCTTACTGTAAGGTCCGCGGCTGTTCCCATGATAGGTTGTGAGTTTCTTCCTACCGTTAAATTATTAGTATCGAATGTTCCAGCGTAATCTACAATAGTTACTTCATCACCTAAACTTGGAGAAGCTGGTAAGTTTACTGTAAATGCACCACCTGTTGTATTTGCAAACACACCTTCACCAGCAGACGCTGTATAGGTACCTGTTTTAATTGCTTGCCAAGAAGTTCCGCCAGAGTTATCTACAAAAGATAAAACACCAGAACCATTAGTTGTTAAAATTTGATTTGCTGAACCATCAGCTGCGGGAAAAGTTAAATTATCTAGTGTTATTGTTCCCGAACCTTTTGGTTGAATTGATACGCCAATATTAGTGTCACCACCAGATGCTGTAAATGTTGGTTTGTTTCCTGTTGAAGCATTGTTGTAAGTTAATTCATTAACTGCTGAACCTGTTGCAGTTAGTTTAAATAATTCATTTCCGCCAGTGTCTAAAATTGACGTTCCAATTTTAGGAGCGGTTAAAGTTTTGTTTGTTAAAGTCTGTGTTCCTGTAAGAGTTACTGTTCCTGCTGTAGCTAATGGTATTTCAAAAACACCTGTGTTAGTTGATACGCCATCAAAATAAACCAGTTTAAAACCTTTGTCACCAGTTGCCCAAGTTACTGTAGCGCCTGATCCTGAAGCTGCTTTTAATTGTACTGTGTAAGCACCTGATGTGCTGTTTTCAATAAAATAGAAATTTTCTGTAAGAACTGGAAATGTTACAATTTTATTACCTGAAATAGTTTCAGGAGATACTGCACCTAAAATAATTATTCTTGTTGCAACTGTAGAACCTGTTCCTCCGTTAGTCTGGGTTAAGGCTGTAGTATTAGCACCTGCACCAGCTGTGTTTAAAGTTTGTACTTTAAAACCACCAGAGATTTGTTCAATGATGTCTAAGTTAGTATTAGTCTTTGTTCCCCATGTACCGGCATTCTCGCCAGTAGCCATTTTTTCTATACCGAGAGGTGTATATGTTGATGCCATATTAAATCTTATCTCCTGTTCGAATATTCGAAGTTATTGTTAATATATATTTCATCTAGCCCACACTGTCAACATCCGTATAACTAGCTCCGGAAGTCCTAGTTACGTCAGAATAACTGGCTCCTGATGTTCTAGTAACGTTTGAGTAACTAGAAGTCAATACAGGATCTACATCAGCATATCCTAGAATAGCGTTAAATGCCCCTACTTCAGCTGTTAATGATAAACCTAATCCTACAAGACTTGCATTAGTTACTTGAACCGTAGTTAAAGATCCTAACGCACTTGTAGTTGATAAACCAGTTAATCCCATTACATCTGCTGGTGAAATACTTCCAACAGACGTAGTTGAAGATTGACCAGATATAGGTAAAATTAAAGCTGATGTTATTTCAATTTCACCAACAGAACTTGTTGATGATAAACCTAATCCTGCAAGACTTGCAAAAGTTTCTGGAGAAGCAGTAATACTTCCAACAGCAGAAGTTGCAGATTGACCAGATAGGCCCACAGAATCTGCTGTTCCTAAAAGACCCAACGAAGATATTAAACCTTGGTTAGGTAATGTTAAAGATAAACTTGAACTAGCAGCAAGTGATCCAACAGCACTTGTAGAAGACAGACCTGTTAGTCCCATAACTTGATCTGTTACAGTTAATGTTCCTATTGCTGATGTTAATGCAAATCCTGGTAATGTTTCGTTAGCTTCTTCTACAGAACCCCAACCATTTATTCCCCAAGATAATGTACCCCAACCAGGTCTTATCTCTACAGATAAAGTTCCAACAGCTGTTGTTGAAGATATTCCGGTAAGTGTAATTGTTTCATCGCTAAGTTGACCCCATTCGGAATCTCCCCAAGATTTAGCACCCCAACCTTGAGTTAAAACAGTAGCTTCGTTCCAACTTGCTTGACCCCAGGTAAGTCGACCCCATCCTGAAGATACATCGGGCATGGTAACCCTCCTAAGCTATTTGAACGATTGCGTTGCCTGCTGTCTGAGCTGGGAATTGAACTGTGAAAGTTCCGCTAGTTACAGTTTTGTCAGCACCGAAGTTAACAGCACAAACCGCTTTGTTTGAATTAGTTGAATTGTAAATTAAACAACCTCTTGCTGTAAACGAAGCTGAGCTGATACTTGTGTCTGCAAATTTTACACATGCTGTATCTCCTGATAAAGCGGGTGTAGTGCTTGTTAAAGCGTTTCCACCTGTTGTGTATCCTGTTGAAGTTGAACTAACTTCGTGAGTGTTAGTTGGACTTGCTGTGCCATCTGAAGGTGCTGTGTAAGCAGTTGTTGATTTACTTAAAGTTGCTGAGCTTGTAAATAAAGCTAATTTAAATGAGTCTGCACCATTAGTAAAATTGTGACCCTCTACTAAAATTTCTTGTTTAAAACTATTACAAATTGCTGATGTTATTGCCATAATATTTTATCCTCTTATGGTGTCGGTGACTTGACTGGGATTCTAACTGTTCCATCCGTATAATCGTCTCGTCTACGTCTACCTAATTGTGCTCCTGCAAACTTCTGTATTTCTTGTTTATACTTTTGCTCATATAATGTCAACATATCCGTTGGGCCTTTTAAAAAGCCATAAGTTTCAGCTAAACAGCAGTATAGAAGACCTTGAGGAAAGTTCAGACTTATATAATTAGTCTGATTACTGGACTCTAAAGTAGCAGGCATTTTATTATAATATACTCTAAATTTGTAAGCTTGATCGGGTGTAGGAGCAAAATACATGGCTCCAGATGTAGTATCACTTAAACCTGTAGCACCACCAAACATAGAATAGTATTTAGGTAATCCTGTTACTGTTTTACCATCTACTCCACCTTGTGGTCCTGTGCTTCTGCTTACATATTCAGATATATAAGTTTGATCTTTCTTTTCTAACCATTGACCAGGGCCTGTCGTAGCACTTGTAGAATTAAATACTTCTATACCTCTAACAAATAACGCTCCTGCTGGTGCATTAATAGAATTGTTTCCTGCAGACATAGTACCTTCTTGTACAAATCTATCTGAGTCCATAGGCACATCTAAAAATATTCTTTGTTGTGCATTTAAAATAATATTTTCTAGTTGATCTGTAGTCAAAACATTAGCATCTACTTCTGTGTAGTTTCTAATCTGTGTTACTAAGGTGCTATAACTAATTCCTGACATAATTAAGCTCTATCATTTACGGGTCCAATTGTACATTGAAAACCGCCTCCTGTTTCTGTGCTGCTAGCAGCATTAACTAATGTAACATTTATACCATCAAATTGTGTGGTTGTAGATGGCTGACCTGTACTTGGAATTGATGTTTCATTTAAAGAAGCTACTTTATAACTTCCAAAAACTTTAGCACCTGTTGCATGAGAACCAGCAGTTGTTTTTTGTGGAGACACACCTCTATATGGAGCGCTCGTTCCTCTAATACAACCTGTTAATTGATGGGTTGATCTTCCTGTATATTTTATTACTTCATTTTGATAATCACCTACGAGTAAAGGGTCACTTGTATCATTAGAAGTCAAAACTTTTTCTATCACTATAAATCCTGAAGTTGGAAATTGTGATCCATCAGTCAAAGTAATTGTTGTAGCAGAGTCTGTGATTGCACCATTTAAAGTTGTAGATAGTTGTAATGTGCTTACTCCAACACCTCCTACCGGAAATTTAATATTACGAAATCTAACTTGATCATTTATTGAAAGATCACCATTGGGAAAATTAATTTTTAAAGTTGTATTTGATGCAGTAACAAAAGGATTGTTTGGTAAAAAATCTTCTGTTGGAAATTCTGTTCTTGCAGTTCTTGCTCTTTGTAAAGCTTGTGGATCTGCACTTGTTGGTTTAGGATCTAATTGTGGTTGTTTAGGCTCATATTCGGAAATATGAACAAAAGCACCATTCCACTCTCTAACCATTTCATTATATGGAAAAGCCATACCAGACCTATCTGATATTGCTAAAGCATATTTACCTTGTGAAAAAGTAGTCATTAACCAATACCTGGGTAATATATTTTAGGCGCTATATAAGTTGAATTAGAAGAGCCATCTTCATCTTCTGCTCTCAACAATTCATCTTCATATAACATTTTTAATTCTTGAACTCTTTGTGGTGCATATTTTATAGCTAGATAATAAGATAAACCTGCAATCATACATGGAATAAATCTATAAGGTACGTCTGTTGCATTTGTATAAGCACCTACATCATCAATTCTTTTTGTATAATAAAAATTAATATAGTTACCATCTTGAGATGCACCTGGAGTTAAATATAAAGTCATTGTAACTTTATCTATAAATCTTTGAACCCAGTATTGTGTTGGTAAACCTTTGTCAGTTTTATTAGAAAAACCTTGGTATTGTGATCTACTAATTTTTGTCATCGGTGTATCAACTGAAGTAGATTTTACTCTGTAATCTGCTTCTTGAATATCTGTCATGCCAATTGGAAATTGTAACACTGCATCAGAAGTGCTGTGTGTAGCTGCTGTGCTACCATTAATTCCTCTAGTGCATCCTGTTAAATTTAAATTAGTAATTCCTGTGTATGAAATTTGTTCTGTTCCAATAGTGATTACTCCATTAGTTGAGAAACCAGTAACTGAAGCTACTCCTATAGTAACGGCAGTAGCATTTATACCTGCCGAAAGTGTTGTGTTAATTCCGTCTGACGTACCATCAGCAGGAGATCTAAAAAAAGTATAAACTGTTTGACCATCAACTAAAGTTACATTTTGGTTTTTAACTTCCCAAAAATGTAAACCCCTGTTTCCCCATTCAGAAAATAATATATTTAAAGATCTTTTTGCAGTTTTTAATTGATAACCAGAAACACCTTGCATACCAATACGTTCGTATGCATCTTCAATAATCTCATCAATGCCTAGGTTCTTATCAAAAACATAAGAGCCTGAAGTAGTGTTGGCCATTTAAGCTCCTTACCCGTCAAA